CCAATGATCATGATGGATTCGTAATCCTTCCTCGTATAATTCCCGGACGCATGGCACGTCTCCGCAATGACATAAAATGCCAAGAGCAAGAGGAAAGCAATCTGCGTCTTATCGAACTTCTCGTAATCCCCGGCAAATAAACGATCGACTCCAAATTGTGTCAACCGATCATACAGTTCGCCCCACTGTTCGGAGAATGCATTGATACCGACCGCGCCTTCAAAAACTGCTGGATTCAACTGAAACACACGCACAAACATCAAAGTGAGTTGGCGCGCCACGATCGCAAAACCCAATGGACAGCCCATGAAAACACGAGGGCGTTTGGCTTTGGCCTCCTTAATGGGCTCGTCCTTCAAAGATCCCACAAATATGGGACTAGAACGCACGCCCTCAGCCAAACAACCCCAAACTCGATCTATATCCGCCTGGACACGCCAATCAACATCAACAGCGTCCTGGTATATTTCGTCAGGAGGACGATCAATCAGGAAACCATCACATTTCCGTTTGTTGTATGGCCAACCAGTCGAGGTGGATCTATTCACCGAGTCGACATATTTAAGACCCGGAACTCCATTCACAGCGACGTCTTGAGTGATCTTACATATTTCAGACAGATCAACATCGCTCTCGAGGATTTGGGTCAAGTACGCATTCGCGCAGTCAATGAGTGCAGTGTTATCAAACACCGGCTTCTTTTGACACCGCTCAAGTGAGTCGAACCATGGGAACCATCCCCTCATTACTGGCACCGTGAGGTTAGTAACAACTTCACGTTTGGCCAGGAGCTTCGCTCCAGGGGTGGGTTCAACACGGGAATCCATGGATGACGTCTTTTTGAAAGACCCAAAGGTCAAAACGTCTGGGGCATCCATGAAATGCGTGGGGCACTTATGGTGAGTGGGCCCCAATGGGATTTCATGCCACGGGGGGGAAACTTCAATCTTCCCCTGTGGCCGCGCATATGCTTGACACATCATGCGCTTAAAACCCTCGATGTCATCGGGATTAACTGGAATTGACAGTCCCAAATTTTCCGATGCACCGGTGTGTATGCCGGCTATGCACACACCACCGTGTGGTCCCTCCACAAAAAGTGGGGCACCACATGAACCATCGCGAGGCGGTACATCAAACCGCCAAGTCAACGCATTAGGCATCTTGTATTCGTTTGCGTATTCAAAATCAGTGACGACAGTGAGATCCCTTGCTTTAACTTC